GGGATTGTGGTCACTCTTACGATTGGAGTGCTTGGCATCGCCTATCCAACCATCGGACTTTCTATCGCGGTCAGGAAATGAATCATCAATCTGCTCACGAAGTTGTTGCCCTGCTTTACAGAGTAGAGGCTTCATCGAGGCTCTTTAGATATCTTTGGTAATCAGAATTAGCAGGGTCTAAAGGAATTTGAGAAACGCTTTCATCTTCATTAATGCGTTCAATATATTCCCACCCATTAGGTGTTGTTTTCTGTGTATATGTAACCATTAGAGTTCCGCCGATGCTGAGTATTTTGTTCTAAATGTAATTCCACCTGTTGTGTTTGCTTGTGCCACAGCAAAGAATCCCATTGTGTCAGGGTTTTCGCTAAATGGTGTATTGAATCCGCTTAGTTGATAATCGGATATTCTGGTAATTGTTGGAGTGGTTCGCATATTAACAGATAGAGTTGTTGCAGCCCCGCCATAATCTCCATTGTTGTAACGAGCCATAATCCCACCAAACGCAAATTGATAATATCTTTGGCAAGCAGCCAATTCACCTTGAACAGTTCCTGTTGCAGTTTGGAATGGCGTGGCTGTTGAACCTGCTTCTAGTTGCACACCCCAAATTCCAATAGTTGTATTTCCAGCAGCAATAGGAATTTGGATTTGCGCACCTAACCAGTTGCCTGCACCTATAGTTTTGCCTGATATAGAAGGAACTGTTATTGATGCAGAATAACGAACCCAAGAGGTTGAAAGTGTGTGAGTTCCGACAGTTGTTGAAACTTCCCCACTCCCACCGCTTCCAAATGATTGAGTAATTAAAGTACCGATAACGGGAGTACCAGAATTCGCTTTTGCCCAAAATGACAAAGTTACTGTTTGATTTGCAAAAGTTCTTACATCTTCAATTCTTTGTGCAAAATAATCTGGAATAGAAGCATGTGTTGAAGTACGCTCTAATTGTAAAAAATAAGTGCTTTCATAACCAGATACGGGAGCAGTTCCAGCAGTGAAACTTTGTTGAGTTACATTTATTGTTCCATTGATATAGTTTCCGCACCAGCGGTCTGCTGTGTATTGTCCACCAGTAATGCCGTTAAATGTTGTACCTCGTTGCCAAATACCAAAGTCACCGTTGATAATCTTATTCTTGCCAGCAGCAAAAGGTGAGATATTGGCGTTGATTGTGCCATTTGTATCATTTACATCCGATGCGGAATAGACATCTCCGTCCGCATAGGTCGTTTTTAGTGGAAGTCCGACAGCCATTAGCACACCTCTTTCATAGGGTCAATTCTAATACATAACATCGAGTAAAGGCTCCTGTGTGGTCAAAACTGTTATCCAGGTGTTTGGAGTGATGTCATGGGCAATTCCCTGGCATTGCAAGGTCTTAACAATAGTCGAGCCGCCTTGACCATCATTGGTGATTTGCATCGTGTCAAAATAGTCTAAGTCAAGTGCTGCTGTAACCCCTGCCCCATAACCCAAAGTAACCAGGTCTAAAGTAATTGAGTCAATACGAATTGTTGTTTCTTTACGACTGGTTACGTAAGCGGTGGCTAAAGCCAAGGCGTTTGCGTCTGTTTGCATTAACATATCAGGTGCGGTAATAGCATGGGTAAAGTAAGCGGCAATAGATGTCGCATCTGAGTAAGTCTGTGCCGTGCCACCGATTCTAGTGACTGTGGCAGAGTTGACGATAGTCTTATCATCAAAGGCAAATTGGATGCCTGCGTAGTTGATATCAGAAGAACCAGTGGCATTAGAAAAAGCAGTTGGTGTTGCTGATTGAGCATCCACCACATATTGACGATTTCTGAATACTGCGTTGCCAGCCTTGTCAACATAGAAAGCGCCTTGTTCAGTGAACTCAACTGTTTGAATAGCCTGGAGAACCGAGCGAGTCCCACCTGGGTCAACCTGACAGGTTGTGTTACCAGTTTGAATTGAGCGCTGAGAGTTAGGCCATGAAACCATATCTAGAATCTTGTCAATACGTGTGCCTGTATCTTGGCCAGCAGTAGCGCCTGTGACTGTTGTTACGTTTGAATTAAAGAATAATCTAAACGCATCGTAACAAACAAAATCAACAAATCCCGTTTCTTGGGAAGTTGGATATGTGTATTTGTATTCAGTAATATAACCTGAAAACATCGAATACAAAGTACCGTTATAGTTTGCTTGAATTTGAATCTTGCGTAAAGGTTGCACATCAGGATAATAGATGCTTGACGTGTTCTGAGGATTCCAATTGCCTGTTGGGTCATTGACGCGAACAACCGCCGTTGCTGAAATGTATTTATCCTGTAAGAGATTACGTTCGCGTCTAGTATTAATTTTAAGAACAGAGGCAGATACATCAACAATGTTTGGAACAACTGTACCAAGTTCAGCAAAGCCCAATCGACCTGTGCCAAGAACCATCACAGTACCAAATGATGCTCCCTGAGTAAGATTGATTTTAACAATAGGCGTTGCAGGTAATGCCATTAGTACACCGTGCTGTAATTGATTGGAGTGCCAGCAGCCTGATTGTTGTAAATACCTTCAGTAATTGCTGCAACAATATCGCGTTCTGTGCTGATTGAACCTGCAACATTGACTGTTACATAAGTAGGCTGACCTGAGTTATAAGAAGAATTACGGTCATTAAAATTATTCAAACTTTCCAATGAAAGACCAGATGGAATTCTATTTTGGTTTGGAGAAAGTTCTGGAAAACCTAAAACCTGTGAACCTGATGGATTTATGCCAAGCGCTTTATTCAAAGCATCTACAGAAGGCGCTACTTTGTCCAGCATACCTCGAATAATAGTTCTTTGCTCGTCAAGTGTATAAGTTTTAGGAGTAGTAATTCCAATTAATTTCAACGTGGCCAACATTTGTTCCAAGGTAGATAACCATTCTAGGAATGGGTTAGGAACATTGCCTAGGCTAATCATGTCACCGCGTAATTGACTTAACAGTTTTGCATCTTGGCTAATTGCCCCTGCTAGTTTAACTGCTGCATTGATGTTGCCATCATTGATTGCTTCTTCGAGGTCTAAGATTTCCTTCTTTAAACGGATGCGAACCTTATCTTCTTCAGTCTGCTTGCTTAATTCGGCAGCCGCTAATTGGATGCGGTCTATATCAAATATTTGCTGTGCTTTATTGAGGAAGGCAGAAAGTTTATCTAGCGCAAGTTTCTTTGCTTTTTCAGCAGCAAGTTTCTTGGCAGTAGCCAAGCGGTCCTGCTCAATTTTTCTAATTCTTTTTGCTATTGCTTCAGCAGCGTCATCTGCTTTTTTCTGTGCAGCAAAATATGCAGCGCCACCAGGGAACTTTCCAGAGATAGCACCTGGTGCGCCCATCACTCTATTTTGTAATGCTACGCGTTTTCCACGCTCTGACAATTCTTCTAAAGCGGATGGTCGGCGAGTTCTTCTTATACCATCAGGACCAACAAAACCTTGTTCGTTTTCTTTACCTATGCCTTGGATTGTTTTAAGCAAGTCGGCAGCACCAAGCAAAGCGTAAGCAATCTGGTCACCAAACTTTTTCATATTGGCGGTTGCTACTTCTAAACTGTTATCGCCTGCCAATAAGATAAAACTATCTATTAAGCCTTTGCCTATGGCTTCTTTGGCTTGTTCTGCATTTTCTTTAAGTATTAATAATTGACCTGAGTAGGTAGCCGCAGCATCAGTTGCAGCACCTGCAAGGCGTGTGTCTAGTAACTTCTGTAAATCTTCAAAGGACTTTAATTGCAATTCTGCTTTTGTAAGGCCTGTGTTGTATTGGTTAAGAGCCTTGCGGTTGCCAAGATAGGCCTGACTTAAACCTTTAGCCGCTTCAGAAACGCTGATGTTATTAGCCGCTGCAATGTTCATTGCAGTATTCATTAATTCCTGTGACTTAGTAACTGAACCTGTTGCACTTAGAAGCGCCTGCATTGCAGGAACTCCTTGGTCACCAGTTATGCCGTAAAGTTTGCCAAGGTTATCTATGTACGCTGAAACTCTTCCAGAATCAAAACCTAAACCTAGGTTTTTCATTGTATTAGAAAGAACAGCAGCCTCGCGCTCAGCATCCATAAATGCGCGTACAGATGCTTTGCCAAAATTAACAATAGCCGCTAAGGATAAAGTTACGCCTAATGTTCTGCCAAGATTCTTAACTGAACGCTGAAGTTTTTCAGTAGCAGTTTCGGCCTGCTTAAATGCCTTAGAGCCTGTGAACTCTGAAGCAATTTGAATGGCTATCTTTGAGGCGTCAATCATTATGCTGCTCTCTTTATATCTACTATTGATGTGCGCTTATTAAACTTGGCAGTGACATTTTCAACTGCCTTGAAGTAAGCAGCAATAACTTTGCCGTTTGTTTCATCCCAAGCACGATAGATTAAACGACCACGCTTGTCACCAATGCCTGTTGTTTTCTTAATTCCGTAGATTGGACCAAGATTCTTAATGAACTGTTCGCCTGCGCGTGGATTGACAGAATGTGAATAGCGCTTTTGTGTAACGTTCTTGCCTGGTCCAACCCAAGGTTGACCGCCTGGATTCTTACGTCCTGCGGTTTCAATAATTGCACCTAAAGCAGATTTGTTTTCAATTGCTGCCAATGAAGTAAAACCTCTGCTGTTAGCACGACTAGGACTTGTTTTGTAACTAATTCCTTTGCGAATGACATTTGAATCATACATAGGGAACTTGGCTTCAGAGAATGAGCGACGTTGCCATCCACTCATAATCTCTGAATCACTAGGTACAAAACCGCGTGCGCGTGAAACAACAGGCTTTAAAGCAGCAGCAACTTCCTTGCGTAATTCAGTTGCTAAATCAGGTGCGTATTGCTTTAAGGCTTTACGAAGAGCGAGAGCGCCCACGACTTCTGTTGGCATCTCTCATCTCCTTTGCATCGTCCTGGAGAACCTTTATTAGATTCTTCAGCATTACTTCGTCTAGTTCTAACAAATGTTGTGGCGGGACTCCTAGCCTTACGCTCAATTTAGCAATAAGGTAGGTGAAGGAATCCCGCCCTAGTTCGGGGAATCGTCATCAAGAACTTCAACATCTGCTAAAGTTTTAATGAACTCTTCCCCAAACATCGGTACGGTTTCACCAGACCTGCGAATACATTCCCAACTAAGCCAGAAGATTGAAGTTTGGGATTGGTCCTCGATGAAAGACTTATGAAAGCCTTTCTTCGCCCAAATCTCAAAACCGTATTGCACTAATGGAGTAATTGGATAATCTCCAACTTGTCCATCTACCCTTGTTACTCTTAACTTAGCCATGATTGCCCCTTAGTTTGTTTTTAGAATGTTCCTGTTGTTGTTACTGCAACTGTTGAGTTACAGTTCCAAGTTACTGACATTGAACCGATATCGCCAACAGCGCCATTAATATCCTGAGTTCCGTTTACTAAAACGCTCATAGTATATAGTGGATTTGTTGCTGATACTGCTGTTCCTTTTTCTTGAAGTAGAACTAGAGTAACAGTTGTACCCCATGCAGACTGCAATGTTGCGAGAACATTTGCTGCTGCTGTGTCGTTTAGAAAATCAATTGTTACTGAAGATGATTCCAGGCCCTTGACGGCCTTTCTGCTGCCATCTCCCATAGCCGTTACATCCAGTTCATCGAACTGACGATTAAGTGTTACCGATGTTACATGGTCAGAAAGGTCAACAGAATTAACCTTAACGCCGACCTTGTTGTTTAGAAATACAGCCATTTGGTTATTCCTCTTCCTTCTTGATAGATGCTGGCTTTGGTGCTGCTGGTGTTACCTGCCCGATTTTTTTCAGGAAGGCCTCGTTCTCTTTTTCCCATTCGGACATTTTAACTCCAGGTGGTTAGTACGGACAGTGACATCTCGCAAGTCAAAAGTGAACCTGAGTCCACGTTTAAAACGCTTGGTTGGCTAACTGCTCCAACATTATACGTCAAAGATGACGCTGCGAGTTTATTGAACACGCCAACAAGGGCTGTTTCAATTCCATTGAGATTTCCCTCGTTATCGAGGAGCGGCACAGTAATCACCAATTTAAAGTTCGCAGTTGGTGCGATGGTGTTGTGCTGGTTGTTGTTTGGTTGTAAATATGGGTCATCAGGTGCGACGATAATACTGTTGGCTAAAACGGTTGCAGGTGGAAACGCAAAAACCTGCCAAAGTGAATTATCAACTAACGCTGTTGCGATTGTTGTACGAAGGGTTGTTAATGCTGTTGGCATTACCCCACCATTGAGTTAGGGCTAATAGCATGAGCCAACAAACCTCGTACGCGTGCAAGTAAAGTATTTCCCATACGGTAAGGCGATGGTGCAAAGTCAGGCGATACCCCACCTGAATTACTTGCTTGACGGGCTTGCCAAATATCAACTGAAATCATAAGTGCTGCTTCTTGCACGGCTGCATCTAATGTGTAATCAACATAAGTATCTGCTGCAACCTGGCCCAAAGGCTCAACTGGATGATAAGGAGCAGGTGTGTTGTTGTTGCCTGAAATGTTGTATGTGATGTTGTAATCGCCAACGCCTGTGATTGTCTTTGACCCATTGTGCTTTGAGCCGTTGCCTGATATAACAACTGTTTGGCCGACGTAAAAGACTTTTTCAACTAGCGTGTCAAAGTAAAGAGTTCCTGTTGTTGCTGTGTTGCTATGTGCAATGTTAAATGTGTAGTTGTTCCAAAGCATAGGAAGGATTACAACGTCTGCTGCATCGCATGTCTGTTGAAGCGTGGCGTCATTGTAAAGAGAACCAACACCAAGTGCTGAACGAAGTTCTGCAACTGTGCAAAGTGACATTTCAAATCCTTTCTAAAGACTGGAGGCGAGGCAAGGGCTGCGCCTCGCCTCCAGTGACTTAGTAACCTATTAGGATAGGTTGAAGCGACGAACGCCCTTACCTGACTTAGCAACGTAAAGTGCTAGGTATCCGTAAAGGTTGATTTCGATTTCGCCTGAAGTAAGAACGTTCACGCGAAGTTGTGTTGTTGGTGATTCCCATGCGTAAACGCTGCGTGGTGCAACGAGGAACGCTGAGTCATCAATAACACCTGCTGTTGTGATGTTGTGGTCAACAATAAGGTCTGTACCAAGTACGCCACCAACAACAGAAGTTGCCACTGCGTTACCTGATGCATTGTATGTTGCACCTTGTGCTGAATAAAGTGCGCGACCTGTTGTGTCAGCATATCCTGCGATTGCTGCCCATTGGTCTGTTGAAGCAACAAGTTTGTTAGCGAAATCGCCACCTGTTCCCTTGTATGCTGCTGCACCTTCAACTGAAATAAATGATTGAAGTCCTGCTGCTGTTGCTGCAACACCTGTTGCAACTGTTCCGTTTGCTGCAAATGCTGCAAGAAGTGCTGCATCTGTTGCCTTCTCGTACGCTTTACGTAACTCAGCCATCATCAATTCCATAAAGGCGGGAGAACTGCGGTCCACCAATTCAAAACTCACTCTTTGAAGGCCACTCATTTTTTCCACATTCACTGTGTCATAACTTGAAGTCATCCCAGTTTCTGATGGTGCTGCACCTTCGTTTGTATCTGCAACTGTTGGTGCAACGTTTGGTGTTGCTGCATTTACATAAAGTCGTGGAACAGTAAATGACATTCCTGATTCAACTAATGCTGAACGAGTTACTGCTTCAAATGCTGGACGGCCAGTAAATGTATCTGTTAGGAAAGTTTGTAGATGTCCTGGAAGTGTCAAACCAGTGTTTGTTGAAGTCGAATCATCTGCTGCACGAATTGTGCGGCGTGCTTCGTCATCACCAAGTGCTGCCTTGATGTTTGCTTCCAAGTATTGTGCTGATGTAATTGGTGCAACGCGCTCGCGTACGTTTGTAACGCTAACTGTTGGACGTGAGGCCTCTACCGCAGGGGTTTCGACCTCAGGAGTTGTTGCCTCTGCTGGAGTAATCTCCACGACGGCCTCGCTTTCTGTTGGTTGGGTT